ATCCAAAGTTTTGACGAAATTGTTATGCAAAGTGGCAACCATACCGAAACTGAATTTGGTGTGAGTGATATTAACTGGCAAACCATTGGGGGGAAATGGAGCGATTACCCAACAACAAAATTTGAGGAAGTTGGCGGCAGACAAGTACTAAGGCTCAAAAAACATATAAGCGGAAGTTATCCTGCAACTGGTACTTATATGTGCGAACGAATAGATGTAGGCAGGATAATAACGGCTAATATAGCAGTAAAATTCCTTTCTACTGTAAAATTCCGAGGCGAGACATCCGCAATTCTCCAAATGCGTACCAGTAAAGATAATAGCGATTGGAGTGTGTGGAAAGACTTTCTACCTGCCAAATTCGTATTTCGGTATATTGAATTAATGGTTGTACTATCAACTTCTAGCCCTGTCAAAACTCCCGAAGTAAATCGGTTTGACGTTATGGTGGATTTACCAGACATCGAAAAAGCAGGAACCACGGAAGTTCCGATAGGTGGAATCAGAATCACCTACAACACCGATTTTTACATTGTTCCTGTGGTCACTCCTTATGCAATTGGCACAGGTGTGCATGTAGAGATTACAAGTCGTGATAAGACAGGATTTAACGCAAGGATATTAAATTTAAGCAACCAGGATGTAGGCGGGACTATGGACTGGAGAGCAAGGGGGTATTAAAATATGTCAACGTATGACCCATCAAAACCAGAGGACACAGGTTTTCTGAGCGAAGCTCCTACGGAATTACGAAATAATTTTAAAGGGTTAAAAGAAGATCAAATTGTTGATGCTGCATTATTAAAAGGATTGGCACCAGGGAATGTAAATGGACAAATCCCTATAAATAACGGTGTTGAAAATGAGAATCTTAATGCAGGTAAATTAAATAATAAAACAGCAAGCGACTTTGCCCCAAAATTGCATGTGCATGATACGGTGACTGCCAGTTCGGATGGTTTTATGACCGCTACGCAAAATAATAAACTTGCTAATATTGCAGCAGGCGCGGAAGTAAATCAAAATGCTTTTAGTAACGTTTTAGTGGGTGGGGTGACAATCCAGGCTGATAGTAAAACAGATACGTTGGAACTTGTCCCTGGAACGAATATTGCTCTTACTCCTGATGCTACGAACGATAGGATTATAATTGCTGTTACTGGCAAGGTTGGGAGTGCATCAGCGGCAGACACAGCATCAACTTGTACAGGTAATGCTGCTACAGCAACAACAGCAACAAGTTCTACAGGTTCTATCACGGGAACTATTTCTTCCACTACGCAAGCAAATTTCCAAGGGAATCAGACAACAGGAATTGGTACAAGTACAGGTGATTTGGGTGGGATAATGGTACAGAATAATGGGTCAAGTTCTGCTGCTGCATTTATGTCTTTTCATCGCGCTGGTGTTTATGCATCATATTTCGGCATAGACACAGATAACCAATGGGCTGTAGGTGGGTGGAGTGCAGGAGCAAACCGCAGATTACTAGCATTTCAAGATCAAATTCCAGCATCACTACCAGCTAATGGAGGCACCTCTGACTATTGCAAATACCCTCACCGACTATATCGGGGCGGTTCTGACGGAGAAGGGGAAAATGCTTATTATGTAGCTCCTAGTTGGAGAAATGGGCAAGGATGGGAGCTCAAAAGCTACAATGGCGCTGGAGATGAACAAACAAACATTCACAGGGTAATTGTGGGGTATGCAGATAACGCAGGTAGTGTACCTTGGAGTGGGGTAACTGGCGCGCCAATAATCTCAGCTAGCTTTGATGCAGGACACTCCTTCGCGGCTAATGGCTATCAAAAATTAGCAAATGGGTTAATAATGCAATGGGGGCAAACTGTTGCAGGAACTAGCGCTGTAACTTTCCCAATAGCTTATCCAACAGCTTGTGCAAGCGTAGTATTAACCCTACATTATGGAGCACAACAAGATTGGACGGGGATAGTATATTCATTCAGTAATGCAGGTTTTAATATAACAGGCAATACAGGTATGCCAAATTTTTGGTTTTCTATAGGATATTAATAAAGGAGATGATAGTATGTACTATGGTAATTATGAAAATGATGGTAATTATATAGGTTTTTACACAAAGGATATTCATGGTGAAAATATTCCAACACCAAATATTGAATTAACTGATGAGGAATGGCAAGAAGCTTTAACAGGCAACTATAAAGTGATAAAAGGCAAACATACATATGCGTCTTATGTACCAACAACAAGCGAAATAAGGCAACAACAGTTATCTACATTAGATGCTGAATATCAACCGCAATTTACATCTCTATCCCAAGCGTTAGGTATGGCTACGCTATCTGATAATACAGTTTTAATAACCAGTATCAAGGCTGATTATGTGGCTTTAAAAACCGAGTATGACACCAAGCGAGGTGAGATAGATGGTTAAAAGATGTTTTGTATGTGGAGCAAAGGAAAATGAGGGTAAATGCACAAATTCAGAATGTAGTCGTAGCAAGTAGGAGCCAATGGGCTCTATTTTTTATAATTAATTTGGGGGTGGAGAATGGATTTTCAGCGTGAAGTATTAGACCGCATGATCGTATTAGAAACTAAAATGGACGTAGTAATAAGCGGTTGCCCAACGTGCAAAGCCAAAGTAGATGCAAATGAAATAATACTTACAAAGGCTGTTGAAAGTACGAAGGCAGCTCACCACCGAATCGATGAAGTGTATAAAACGGCGGGATACATTTCTGCAGGTATTGGGCTGATTCTACAGGTTATTGCATTTGCTGTACAAAATTTTAAAGGGGTGCATTAAATGGCCATTACAAATGAATATCAAATTGCGTTATATGCCGCTGGGGTAATCCTAGCGGCTAATCTTTTAGCTATGGGGCTATTTGTGATTTACGCCAAATTGCCAGAGAGTAACACGAAAGAGGCTATTCGGAATATCATTTTTGAGCTAGATAGATTTGTAGACGATATGGAGAATGCTGATAAGCGAAGAGTGGCAATCCAGCAGATAAATGAAGTTCTGGGATGGCGAAAATTAATTATTTCAAGTGCATTGATAGGTTGGATCATTGATACGGAAGTAGCAGCAATAAGAAAAATGCAAAAGGCTACTAACACGCCAAATTTACATGAGGAGGAAAAATAGCATGAGAATAACAATTAACGGTGGACATTACCCAGGGAAGGACTCAGGAGCTGTTGGAGAAACAGGTTTGCAAGAGGCCGTTGTGGCAAGGGATATTATGAAGCGTGTTGCCTGTTTCCTTCGTACAGTTGGATATGATGTTTTAGAAGTACAGGAAAACGAACTATATCAAATCACCGATGCATCTAATTCCTTTGGTGCAGACTTATTCGTTTCAATTCATTGCAATGCTGCAGGAAATGAAGAAGCAAAAGGGACTGAAACATGGTACTGCAATGGATCAGTAGGTGGTGAGAAACTAGCAACATGTATTCAATCGCAAATAGTAAATGCATTGGAAACAGTTGACCGTGGTATTAAGAATGCTACGCCACATGTCAACGGCCTTTATGTTTTAAGCAATACTGATGCAGTAGCAGTTTTAGTAGAGACAGCCTTTATTTCTAATGCAGATGATGAAGCATTATTATCTGATGAAGGAAAACGTGATCAATTTGCTGCTGCCATAGCTAGGGGTATTACTGATTATGTAGGAGGAATGTAGTATGATAAATTTAGAAACAGGAAAAACATTTATCTCAAGCAACTGGAAATATCTCTTAGGGTTAGCACTATTGCTGGCCCTATTTTATTTTGGTAATGCTGAATATAAAGAGTGGAAGCAACACATTATTGATCAGGCACAGAAAGCCAATACACAAACTGTTGTCACGTTACCACCGCAGGTTATTAATACTAAGACCGAAACAATCAGAGAGGTAGCCGTGCAAGCACCAAGCCAAGAGGGGGCCATCTTACAATTTGTAGAGAGACAAGGCAAGGTTATTGCCATAGTAAATGGTCAAGAGGTTGAAGTCCCTAATGTCTCAGGACAGCCTGACGTTAAAATAGGTGAAAATGGTGAGCTCAGGTTTTCTACATCTTCCACTACTAAAATAGATGTTACTGACATGGCAAATGCTCAAGCAAGGTTAATTGCTAATCAGGAATTAGAAAAACAAGCTAAAATTAATGCAGAAGAAATGAAAAAGGAAAAATCCTCTCGCAAGAAGGAACGTATTGGATGGATAGTTGGTACAGCAGCAGGAGGATATTTGTTGACACGTTAAAAATTCTAGTCGTCTACCTTATAAATTAGGTGACGGCTTTTTTGTTTGTACCTATCCCAAATTCATCGTATCTGTACGGATAAAGAATGAGAAATAATTTGCATTTGGTAGTTTAATTTATAGTTGCTACGGAATGTACATTAGTGAAAGCCGATATACGGGATACACACAATTGAAATAAGAGGTCCTTGGCTATGTCGGTGTTCAATGTTAAATAAAAACGGAGGTAATTAAATTATGGCAACTGATGACAAATATACGGTATCTTTATTGCATTTTGATGGTGGTTTAACAGATGAAAGTGGTAAGGTCTGGACAGCGCAGAATGGGGCAGCAGTAAGTACATCTCAATATAAATTCGGCGGTTCTAGTATGGCATTAAATAGTGGATGCTTATCTACTCAAGCAACATCTGATTTTGTATTTGGCAGTGAAGATTTCACTGTTGATTTCTGGCTTTATATGCCTAGTTTTGCTGCAACACATATTTTATGCGAACAATTTACTGGGCAGAATGGTCCAGGGTGGACTTTTTACGTGGCTAGCGGTGAACTTCATTTCTATGCTGATGATCGATTAATCGTACGTGGTAATCATGGCATGAGTGTAAATTATTGGCATCATATTGCTTTGGTTAGGCACAATAATATTTTCAATATGTATATTAATGGGAAAAGCGTGGGTAGCAGTACATACTCTTTAGTTCTTGGTACAGGGATAGGAGCGTTTATAGGTGCAAGGGGTGGTACGAATTTACGGACACCGGCTGGTACATATATGGATGAATTTCGTATTTCTAAAGGAATTGCTCGTTGGATTTCTGAATTCACCCCTCCGACAACACCATATACTCAAGGAATATTCGTAAGCCCACCAACCAACCTAACTGCAACAGCAGGTGATTCTCAAGTTACTCTTTCATGGACTGCAGTAACCGGAGCAACTGGCTATAATGTTAAACGCTCCACAACAGCAGGTGGCCCATATACTACTATTGCGACCAAAGTAACGGATACAAAGTATGTAGATAATACAGTAACTAATGGTACTACTTGCTACTATGTTGTTACTGCAGTAACTGCAGATGGCGAAAGTTCTAATTCCAATGAAGCTTCTGCAACTCCGCAGGCTCCTCCTATCGAAAGTGGAATTGCGCTATTACAAGTTACTATGAATAATTCGAATGAACGAGAATATAAATTGTCTATTGCTGAAATTGAAGGCTTTATTCATTGGTTTAATAATTATACAAGTGCTGACACTAAGAGTTATATGCTCAATAAAACTGTTGGTAAAGAATACTTAGCATTTGATAAGATTATTAGTTTTGAAGTGATACCGCTAAATAAGTAGAAAAATCCCCGTCTTACCTTAATAGGTATGGCGGGGATTTTTTGTTTTCCAGCAACTACTACTTGCTTTTTATCTCACAAAACCTTAAAATAAAACAAACATATGTTCGTGTTGGGGGTGGTAACATGAGCAATTACAAGGTTTTTGTAGAAGTAACAGCAAGACACGATATACAAGGAAACATTAGACCATTATCAATAAAATGAGAAGATGGGCGGGTATTTGAAGTTGATCGGCTCCTAGATGTACGGCAAGCTGCATCTTTAAAAGCTGGTGGCATGGGGATGCGGTATACTTGCGGGATATGCAATAAACAGGTTTATTTATTTTGCGATCAGGGCAAATGGTTTATGGAACGGAAATAAGAAAAACGCCCCAAGCTTAATTTGCTCACACGTCAATAATCATAGTAAAGCTGCCTTACTCTTGATTGAGTGACGCAGCTTTTTTAATTTTATACCTATCTAAAAGTACGGTAAATTGTACGGATAAAAAGTAGGAAATAAATTTGCATTTGGTAGTTTAATTTATTGTTACTACGGAATGTATATTAGTATTAAACGAAATAGTTTAAAATAGTTAACAAAACGCACTAAAAAGCATAAAAAAGCATAAAAAGATGCAAAAATGCATAAAATAGCAGTATTAAATATTTGCATTATTGTAATGTATAGCTTACAATGACAACAACAGAACCCACCACGCCTAGCCTCATGTTTTCATGAGTGATGCGGACCAGGGTGGGACTTTTTTTATTTGGGGGTTGTTATCTTTGAATGCTAATTTAAAGCCGCCTCTTAGTTATAAACAGCAGATCAATTTATTGAGAGATCGCAAACTCATAATTTCGGATGATTGTTTTGCAGAAACCGTATTGTCTCATGTAAACTATTATCGCTTTAGCGCGTATAGTTTAGGTTTACGAAAAGATGACATATTTAAAGAAAATACAACCTTTGAGCATATCCATCAACTATACCAATTTGATGTTAATTTTAGATATATGGTTTTGCAGTTGATTGAAGTAATAGAAATAACAATGAGAACCAAGATTTCATATCATTTTGCCTTTAAATATGATTGCTTAGCCTATTTAGAGAATACTAATTTTGAGGATAAAGATTTTCATGCTAAATTTTTAGAAGATTTTGAAAGAGAAAAACATAGGCAAAGAAATGCTGCATTTGTAAAGCATCATAATGAGCAATATAACGGGAAAATGCCTGTATGGGTTGCTTCCGAGCTTTTTTCTTTTGGTATGTTATCTCAATTTTACTCCAATATGAAAGACGAAGATAAAAAAGAAATAGCAGCATCATTAGATGATGGAGTATCTAGTTATCCCATATCTCCAGAGTACCTAAAAAGTTGGCTTAGGTGTTTAGTTGATTTAAGAAACATTTGCGCTCATTATGGAAGAATATATAATAGAAATCTAACAGGTTACCCCAAATTATATAAAGAGCATTCAATCATAAGAAAAGATAGGGTATTTGCGGTATTACTTGTTATAAAAAGATTATTATACGATAAAAGTAAATGGGAAACGTTTGTTATACATTTAATGGCGTTACTAGAAAAGTACGAAGCTGTTAATCTCAGTTACATAGGATTTCCCGACAAATGGGATGAAATACTATATAAATAATTCGTAAATAGTAAGGTATCCTTTTTGCTTTAGTAAAACCTATGTCCAAAGTTATGTCCAAAAATTGAATATGATAAAATACATACAAATATATTTAAATACATATATAAGCGGTGTCAATGTAGAGAACATTACATAATACGAATAAATACACTATAAAAATCATTCGTAATGAGTAGGTCTGCAGTTCGAATCTGCATATCGGCTCCAGTGAAATCAAGGCTCCTGAGGATTAACTCAGGAGCTTTTTTATGTTCGGTGTCAAGTTGAATTTAAGATCTAAATCTTGGAGAGATTTTGCTTCTCTATAGGTATTGTAATGTTTATGCTTTCACAAATTTAGGTAACCATGAAGAGGGAGCATCTGCATGAATTTGGAAAAAATTATTAGAGCTGGCAGAAGTGTATTTTTGTTTAGTTCAGTGTTCAGCAATAGGCACTGGCTAAAATCGGTAAAGCGAAACTAGAAGGTTGGGATAAGCAGAAGGTGCCCTTACGGTGTATCGTTATTATAAAGCAATGCAGGAATTTTTAACCAAATATAGAAAGCATTAGAATAGTACGATAAAAACAGGAGGCTTTTTATGCGTAAAATAATCTTAATAACTATGCTTCTGGTATTTGCAATTATATTACCCTGTTATGCTGAATCAAAAGAAATAATTGCCGAAGGTACCTATATAGCTTCAGAAAATGATTCTCCTCTTCAGGGTGAAGAAGCTGCCTTGTTAATTGCTAAACGATCTGCTCTTGAACAGGCTGGAACATATCTACAATCTGAAACTTTAGTAAGTAATCTTCAACTCAAAGACGATCAAGTTAAATCACTTACATCTGAAGTTATAGACACTACCGTACTAGATAAATCTCGTACATTTAACGGAAAGAATATGGTGTTTTGGGTTAAAATAAAGGCTATTGTTTATCCAGATAAGCTACTTGATGTAATAAAGAGTGGATTTAAGTTAATGGATAAGCCGGTTATGGGGCAATCTGTTATGGGAGTTGTGACGATAGTCGATCTTGCTCCTGGAGCAAAATTCGATGCAAAAAATGTAATTAATAATAAAAGCTTCGACTTTAATCAATTTGTACAATACTTTCATGTTGCTGATCCATTTAACCAGGCCATTACTAATAAATATTTATCTCGGTCACTTGTTACTGAAAATAAAGATGAGCTAGTTAACTATATAAAAGAAGAGTATGTAAAAAACAAACAATTAAGTAATGATGCTTTTGTTGCAGCATCTGAAAAATATAAATATGATTATGTATTAGTTAACATCTTAAAGTTTAATAAAATTGAAAGAGTTACAGGTAGTGCATTTTTTACATTAGAGATGAAGATGTATTGGCAGACGGATGCAACCATAAATTCATATTTGTATGATGTTAAGAATGGAAAAATGATATTTAATGATGTTTTCAAGGATAAAAAAGAAAGTCGATATGGGGCAGGTGGTTGGCTCAATATGCCTGCAGCCGATGTAGCGGAAAAAGCGCTTGATAGTAATCTTAGAGACCTTTCGAACTCATTGATTGACCAAACATTAAAAAAGCTTCCTAACCTATAAACGCCTAAAAAAGTCGCAGTGGTAATTGCATAAAATGAAGCAGACAAGATTACTTGTCTGTTTTTTTGTTTTTATTTTGGGCGGGTTTCCTAGGTATTATTTTCTTAGTATGTAATGCTTTCGAAATATCGGATGAAGCTTTTTTTAGCATTTTCCAAAGGTGGATATTAATATCAGAAGCAGTGTAAATGGATGGTTAGTATAAACCACATATACAACAGCCCAGAAGCTAGATGGGGAAGTCGTTATAAAGTCGACACCAAAGCCTACTGAAGAGGAATTGAAAAATCAAGCGTTGTCCGATTTAGATGCTGAATACAAGCCACGATTTACAGAGTTAGCTAATGCGCTGGGTATGGCATCGTTAGCGGATAATGCAGAATTAATTGCCAGTATTAAAACTGTCTATAGAGCCTTAAAAACTGAATATGATACAAAGCGAGGTGAGATAGATGGCTAAGAGATGTTTTGTATGTGGGGCAAAAGGAAACGATAGTAAATGCACAAATTAAGATTGCAGTCGTAGTAAGTAGGGGGCAATAGGCTCTTTTTTATATTACCTTTACTATTAGGCATAATAAATACTGAAACTGATATACTCGTATTAATACGTTGTGAGGGGGCAGAAAAAATGAAAGAAAACAGTATTATTACTCATATAGAAACATCTTACGACAATCCCATAAGTGAAGTAAAAGTTACTGATGATGAAATAATAGCAATAAGAGCTATTACAAAATTGACAGCAAAGTGGTACCCAAATGAATATCACTTCATTTCCGAAGAATTGTTTAAACATTTGCTCGCACTCTCTCGTATTACAACTAAAAGTATTCACTAATTTAGAAATAGCTACGGTACATACCGTAGCTATTTTATTTAGAGAGGGCTTAGAGTATATATTTGGGGTAATTGTATATCACGTGAACTATGCCTATTTGTTTGTATATGAAGATGTACGGATTAAAAGTAAAGGGTTTAATTTAAGGAAAACCTTGAATGTAAATAAATAGATAGAACTTTTGGGGGTAGGGTATAGGATTTTCAGCGTGAAGTATTAGACCGCATGATTGTATTAGAAACTAAGATGGACGTAGTAATAAGCAGTCGCCCAACGTGCAAAGCCAAAGTAGATGCAAATAAAATAGCACTTACAAAAACAATTGAGAGCACGAAAGCTGCTCATCATCGAATTGATGAAGTGTATAAAAACAGCTGGGTACATTTCTGCAGGCATTGGGCTGATCCTACTGGTTATAGCATTTGCTGTACAAAATTTTAAAGGGGTGCATTAAATGGCAAGTGAATATCAAATTGCATTATGTGCCGCTGGGGTAATTCTAGCGGCTAATATTTTAGCCATGGGGTTGTTTGTGATGTATGCAAGATTGCAGGATGGTCCGTTACGCGAAGCGGTCAAGAGCACCATTTATGAGCTGGACAGGTTTGCCGATAATATGGAAAACGCTGAAAAACGCAGATCTGCAATCCAGCAAATCAATGAAATATTAGGCTGGCGACGTATTTTAGTACCTGGGGCGCTCATAGGATGGATTATCGACGCGGAGGTGGCCGCCGTCCGTAAGATGCAGAAAGCGGCAGGAACACCTGATTTATACAACGAGGAGGAATAGATAATGATAAAAGGTATTGACGTATCCCATCATAACGGTGTGGTCGATTGGCAGGAGGTGGCTGCTGCTGGAATTGAATTTGCGATCATCCGCAGCTCCTACGGCCTGCAATCAAAAGATGGAATGTTTGCGCAGAATGTAACCGGCGCTAAAGCGGCTGGTCTGAAAGTGGGTGCTTATCACTATTCGTATGCTTTGAGCGTCGAAGATGTAATACAAGAAGCAAAAAATTGTCGGGGGGCAATAGACAGTACTGGCCAATTGCTGGAATTGCCGGTGTTCTTCGACATGGAAGATGCGGACGGATATAAACGGCGTAAAGGCTTTGTATTTAACACGGCAGAAATTACAGACATGTGTAAAACGTTTGTTTGCAAAATCGGCCTAGACTGCGGCATATACGCTTCTTATTCCTGGCTGAATGATTATATTGACTGGCGTAGTATTGGTTGTGCTGTATGGAATGCCCAATGGGGCCGGAGCGACGATATTAAAGGCTATATGTGGCAGTATACTGATAAACTAGAAATTGGCGGGAGGTTATTTGATGGGAATATTAAATGGTGATAAAGTGGTATTTGTCAAAAGAAACTGGAAATATCTATTAGGGTTAGCATTATGCTGGCCCTATTTTATTTTGGTAATGCTGAATATAAAGAGTGGAAGCAGCACATTATTGATCAGGCACAGAAAGCCAATACACAAACCGTTGTCACGTTACCCCCGCAAGTCATAAATACTAAAACCGAGACAATCAGGGAGGTAGCTGTGCAAGCACCAAGCCAAGAGGGGGCTGTCCTGCAATTCGTGGAGAAACAAGGTAAAGTTATTGCCATCGTGAATGGTCAAGAGGTTGAAGTGCCTAATGTGTCGGGAAAGCCTGAAGTTAAAATAGGAGAGAATGGAGAACTCAGGTTTTCAACGACTTCTACTACTAAAATAGATGTAACTGAAATGGCGAACGCTCAAGCTAGATTAATAGCTAATCAAGAACTTGAAAAACAAGCTGTAATACATAAAAAGGAATTGGATAAAGAAAAATCCTCCTGCAAGAAAGAACGCATCGGATGGATACTTGGGACTGCTGCTGGAGGATATTTGCTCACACGTTAATAGTCACAATAAAGCTGCCTTGCTCTTGATTGAGTGAGGCAGTTTTATACCTATCTTAAAGTACGGCAAATTGTACGGATAAAGAATAGGAAATAAATTTGCATTTGGTAGTTTAATTTATTGTTATTACGGAATGTGTATTAGTGAAAGCCGATATACAGGATACACACATTGAAAATAAGAGGTCCATGGCTATGTCGGTTTGAAATTAAAAATATATGGAGGTAATGTAATTATGGCAGTAGATGATCAATACACAGTATCATTATTGCATTTTGATGGTGGGTTAACAGATGAAAGCAGTAAGGTATGGACGGCAAATAATGGAGCGGCTACTAATACGAATCAAAGCAAATTCGGCGAGAAATCATTATATCTCAATGGTACTAATCAATATATTTCAACGCCTAATAATAGTGATTTTGATTTTGGGGCAGGAGACTTTACTGTTGATTGGTGGGAGTATAGAACCTCTTCTTCTTCGTATGGTGCTGTACTTACTCGTAATCGAGATTCTAATCTAGGACCTTATGTAATTGGAGCAATAAATGGATCAGATCTAGCAGTTTATATGTCGTCTAATGGAGCAAGCTGGAACATTGCCGAAGGTTTGTCTATGGGTTCCTACATATTAAATGCGTGGACACATTATGCTTTTGTTAGAAAAGGGAATACTTTTTACACTTTCAAAAATGGTATACTGCAAAATACTCTAAACTCTTCTGTAATTTTTCCAGCCGGTAGCAGTCCAATCGCATTAGGATACAACAATACATACTACTTTGGAGGATATATAGATGAATTTCGGGTATCAAAAGGTATAGCTCGCTGGACTACAGACTTCACTTCTCCTAATGCTCCATATGCTCCAAATACACCATCTTCACCAACCAACTTAACAGCAACAGCAGGTGAGTCACAAGTAACTCTTTCATGGACTGCAGTGACAGGCGCAACTGGCTACAACGTAAAACGATCTACAACTGTAGGCGGTCCATATACTACTATTGCTACCACGGTAGCGGATACAAAGTATGTAGATGCTACAGTAACTAACGGCACTACCTACTACTATGTAGTTACTGCGATAGATGCAAATGGGAATGAAAGTGCTAATTCAAATGAGGTATCTGCAACTCCTATGTCAGCCAGCAAAGCAATATTGCAAGTGACCATGATTGATTCAAGCGAGCGTGAATATCGTGTATCTACTGTGGTAATTGATGGCTTTATTAATTGGTATACTCGCACTATTGGAACAGGTATTTCATGCTATGCAATCGATGATATTGTTGATGATAGTAAGGAATATTTATCATTTGAGAAGATTATTAGTTTTAAAGTGATACCGCTAGCTAAGTAGGAATCGGCCGTCTTACTCTTCATTGAGTGAGACGGCTTTTATTTCTATTTAGACCTATCTAAAATTCAGCTCATACGTACGGGTAAAGAATGAAAAATAAATTTGCGTTTGATAGTTGAATTTCTAGTTACTACGGAATGTATAGAAGTGAAACCCGACATACAGGAAAAACACAATTCAATTAGAGTTCCTTGGCTATATTGGTTTTACAAAAATAACGGAGGTAATAATTTATGAATGAACTGGATCAGTATACAGTATCATTGTTACATTTTGATGGTGGGATTAAAGATGAGAGCGGAAAGGTTTGGACTGCACAAAATGGGGCAGCGGTAAACTCCGCACTGAGCAAATTTGGCGGTAGTGCTCTTAGCTTAAATGGTATTAACCAATACCTAACTACACCGGCAACCTCGGATTTTAATTTTGGAACCGGAGATTTTACAATTGATTGGTGGGAATATCGAACCAACACAACGGCTAACGCTTGTGTTTATAATGGATACTATACTAATAATGTAAATAATACCGCTGCTTCCGGAATTGTAGCAGGTATGTGTTACGATGGTTTTATACGAACTGTTACAGGAGATAATACCATTACTTATACTGTAAGTGCAACAATGGGTATCCCAATCTTAAATGCGTGGACACATTATGCTTTTGTACGTAAAGGTACTACTTACTATGCATTCCAAAATGGTGTAATGCAATCATCAGGAACTTTTTCTGGCTCTGTCCCTAATTGTACTGCTCCAACTATAGGAACAGCTTTATCAAATTTGGGGCAAGTGTATTTCCCTGGTTATGTCGACGAATTTCGTATATCAAAAGGCATTGCCCGCTGGACTGAGGATTTCAATCCTGAAAAACCTGTTTCAAGTAATAAGGCACTCTTAGTTGTCACTATGTATGACGAAATTCAGAAAGAATATGAGTTATCAATGGACGAAATTAATGATTTTATTAAGTGGTATGACAATCGTGCAACTGGAACGGGCTTACCACACTACACTTTCAATAAAGATTTTAACTTAGGCCCATTCCTGAGCCGTAAAGATTATTTAGTCTTTGATAAGATTCAAAACTTCGAAGTATTGGAATATACGGAGTAAGGATTACTAAAGGTTGAAGCACCGTCTTACCTTAATTGGTAGGGCGGTGCTTTTTTATGCCTATCTAATCCATCATATTATATATACGAATAAAGAATGAGTAATAAATTACAAACAGTAGTTGAATTTATAGTTACTACGGAATGTGTATTAGTGAAAGCCGATGTACATTCGAATCTGCATATCGGCTCCAGTGAAATCTGATGGTTGCGCCTGTGGAGTGAAAATGAGCGGGCTCAGTGGTGCAATTTTTGTTGCTACCTGTAAGGTAATTTAGATTTAATACTGGCTAGCTTCCTTTTTATATAGTCACTCCTCGTTATTACATCAAATTATTATATTCTTGCACTGCTAATAGAATGAAATAAAGTTATCCACAATAATTCACAGTTTATAAACAGGGTTATCCACAAAATATAATAATCGTAAACTAAAAAAACGGTGCAAAATAAACTGCACGGCTGGTCATCTGGAAGTACTATAGGTTTTGAACCCAAGGAATTAAAAGGTTCTGCACATGTGACTTCTATAAAACTTCATTTGTAATGAGTATATCTGCAGGTCGAATCTGTATAATCAGCTCCAGTGAAATCAAGGTTCTTGAGAATTATTTAAAAAATAAAAATTTTCGTGAAAAAATATTAAAGTCTACACCTTTTAGGGGAGGAAATATTCCCTACGGTAGTATATCCTAAAAATATGACAAAAAGGAAAAGAGAAGAGAATAGGAGGGAATATGATTACTTTTGATAAAACGACTATAAATAATATATTATTGGAAGAAGGCTATTCAGATGAAGGTGAGATAGACATGATATTTTATGATTTAAGTATCATCGATTCAAGCTTACAAGGGGTACTGGATGCCTATCTAACTGATAGGACAATATTAGATGAATTTAATGTGGAAGGTTTAACTATTAATATAATAATGGATAAGTTTAGATGTGATTTCTGGAATGCATTAGGGTTTTTGAATACAAGCATTAGTAACCATAAGTTGGCAAAGGACCTATACGATTTGTAG